AGCGGTGGCGGTACAACTCAACAGCTTTGGGGCGGTTACGAATTCGGCTCAAATAAATACAAGCAATTCCCGGTGTGGTCAGGCCGTGAAGGTCGCGGATCAAGAGGATACTTTATCTATCCGACATTGAGAGCCGAACAACCACACATCATCAATGAGTGGGAAAATGCTTTCACAAAGATTTTGAAGGAGTGGTGATGGCCGGACAAAGTAGAACGCTCAAGCTTTCCATTTTGGCGGACATTGACAACCTCAAAAAGAATCTCAACAACGGATCAAACGAGGTTGAAGGCTTTGGCTCGAAACTCGGTGGATTTGCCAAAAAAGCCGGCACAGCTTTTGCCGTAGCTGGAGCAGCTGCCGCAGCTTATGCCGGCACATTGCTGGTTGATGGTGTTAAGGCTGCAATTGAGGATGAAGCCGCTCAAACCAAATTGGCAACAACATTGGAAAATGTCACGGGTGCCACAAGAGATCAGATCAAAGCGACTGAGGATTACATAACCAAAACAGCTTTGGCCAACGGCATCACCGATGATGTTTTGAGGCCATCGCTTGATCGGCTTGTGAGAAGCACAAAAGATGTCACCAAAGCACAAGAATTGCAGCAATTAGCATTAGACATTAGTGCGGGCACCGGGAAAAATTTGGCTGCCGTTTCTGAGGCGTTAGGCAAAGCCTATGACGGGAACCTCGGAGCTTTGAAAAAACTTGGTGTGGGCATTGATGATTCAATCATCAAATCAAAGAATTTCGATGCTGCCGCTGCCGCGCTCTCAAAAACTTTTGAAGGTCAGGCATCAAAGCAAGCTGAGACATTTCAAGGAAAAATGGATCGTTTATCGATCGCATTTGGTGAGGCCAAAGAAACTGTCGGATCGTATGTGCTTGATGCGCTCACACCATTGCTGAGCACTTTTGTTGATAAAGGCATCCCAGCAATTCAAGGATTTGCAGACAATTTGGGCAAAACATTGGGGCCAGCATTTGGCGAGATTTTCAATGTCATCAAAAAAGATTTGTTGCCGATTTTGGTGAGCTGGTGGAAATTCTTATACGAGGAAGTCATACCAGCGATTGGCTCGGTGGTTGGGCCAATCCTTGAAGGTTTGAAATCTGCATTTGATAAGATCAAAAAAGCAATCACAGACAATTCAGCCGAATTGCAGCCATTTTATGATGCGCTCGCAAAAGTGTGGGATTTTATTAAAAAGTATTTGGCACCACTTTTGGGCGGTAGTTTCAAAACAGCACTTGAAGGCATTGGCACGCTTGTGGGCGGCCTTGTAACAGGCTTTTCAAAGCTTGTGGGTTTCATTTCAAATACAGTCACAAAAATGAAAGAATTTGTGAATTTTGTCAAGGATAATCCGGTCACACGCTTTTTCTTTGGCGATTCAAATGACAAGTCGCTCAAAGCTGGTGTGGGCTTTGATGCCGGCACACCGGTTGAAACACCCGGATTTGGCACCGGTGGAGGCTTTATGCCATCGGCTGCATCACCAACATTTACAGGCGTGGAATTGGGTGCATACTCACCAGCAATGCAAGCTGCAATTTTAAGGCGTGAGGAATTGAAGGCCGAAACCGAAAGATTGAAAGCCGCACGAGAGGCAGCCGCAGCTGCACGCACAGCGACAACCGGTGGCCTTTCAACGGCTGAACGAATTGTGATCAATGTAAATGCTGCATCGATCATCGATGAGGAAGGTTTTACACGCGCGGCCACAACAGCTTTCAACAATTCATTTTACCGAGGCACGCTTGGTGCTGGAGCTTTGGTTGTTTAATAATGACACTATTTAATCCAATTTGGCGTGTGACCATTGGCGGTGTGCAATACCAAACCGCTATTTTGGCCAATCTAACGATTACCAGCGGTCGGACAAACATTTATGAGCAAGCTCAGGCCGGATACACAAATCTGGAAATTATCAACCTTGATCAATCTAATGTGGCGATTGGAATCAATGATGCAATCACAATTGAGCTGCAAGATTCAACAGCGACATTTGTGCCAATCTTTGGTGGGTCTGTTGTTGAGGTAGGCATTTCGGTTGCTGAAATTGGCTCGGTGGATTATGCACAACGCATCAACATCATTGCATTGGGTGCATTGGCAAGATTGCCAAAAGCATTGACCGAAGGTGTTTTGAGCGATGATTTTGATGGTGATCAGATTTTCACAATTTTAAGCGAAGTATTGTTTGCATCATGGTCTGAGGTACCAGGAGCACTTACATGGGCAACTTACGATCCGACTACACAATGGCAAGATGCCGAAAATACTGGATTGGGTGAGATTGATCGGCCCGGAAATTATGAGTTGGAAAATCGCGGATCATCGGTAACTGATGTTTATTCATTGGTCACAGCTTTGGCAAATTCTGGATTGGGTTACATTTTTGAGGATGCTCAAGGCCGTATCGGTTATGCCGACAGCACACATCGAACAGTTTATTTGGCGGCGAATGGGTATGTCGATCTCACGGCCAATCATGCTTTGGCATCCGGTTTAAGTATCCAATCGCGCACAGGCGATGTGAGAAATAACATCACGCTCAGATACGGAAACACATCAAATCTTGAAGTTAGCGCGATTGATACCGAATCGATTGGTTTGTATGGTCAATTGGCACAGATTTTCAGCACAACCATCAAACACCAAGCCGATGCTCAAGATCAGGCTGATTTCTATTTAGGCTTGAGAGCTTACCCACGATTCAATTTCAACAACATCACATTTGAGCTTACAAATCCAGAGCTTGATGATAGCGACCGCGATGCCTTGATCAATGTTTTCATGGGTATGCCGGTGAACATAGCCGATCTGCCATTGAACATGAATTCTGGAGATTATTTGGGTTTTGTTGAAGGCTGGACATTTTCTGCCCGATACAATCAGATCAGCCTTTCAATGATCGTTTCACCGATCTCATTTTCATTGCAAGCCATGCGATGGAACGATGTGCCGGTTGTTGAAACATGGAACACAGTCAATCCAACTTTGGATTGGATAAATGCCACGATTGTGGCGTAAGGAGCAAAAATGAGTAATCCAACGAGTAATTTTGGATGGCAAATGCCGACCAACACAGATTTGGTCTCACAGCTGCCAGCTGATTTTGAGGTATTTGGGCAGGCGGTTGACACATCGTTGGCCGATCTCAAAGGCGGCAGTACTGGTCAGGTGCTAAAAAAGAATTCGAACACCGACATGGATTTTGTGTGGGGCGCAGTCGCTGGAGACATTGAAGGTGTTACCGCGGGCGTTGGCATCACAGGTGGCGGAACATCAGGAACAGTCACAATCACCAATGACATGGCAACCACAATTACAACAAATGGTGATTTGCTTTATGGCACAGGTTCGGGCACATACACACGCCGCGGCATTGGATCGACTGGGCAAGTTTTGACAGTCAGCGGTGGGGTACCAACATGGGCAACGCCAGCGGGCGGCGGCAAAATTTTGCAAGTCGTTGCTGCAACCGACACCAGCAGCGTTACAAATGCGACAGGAACTTATGCTGACACAGGTTTAAGTGCAACAATCACACCATCGGCAACAACAAGCAAAATCATTGTGATTTGCCATGCGGGGCAAATCTACAACTATCCACATGCCAATACATTTTATTCGAATTTCAGAATTATTCGAGGCGCGACCGAATTACAACAAACAGGCAGCCAAATTGGGTATTTGTCAGGTGTTTCAGGTGGAGCCTATAACCCAGTTGTAAATGGTGCAGCGTTGCTTGACACGCCAGCAACAACATCAGCAACGACATACAAGTTGCAATTTAACAACGGCGGTGGTGGCTACACATCAAATTCTTATTCGTTGAAATCATTTGTTTTAATGGAAGTTGGTGCATAATGTTAAAAGATAAAGGCGCAGAAGTTTTAAGAAATTTACGACCAAACGGCGGTTGGGTTATCACTAACTCAGATTTTGATTCAATTCAATGGGTCGATTGTGAACCAATTACAAAAGCAGAATTTGATGCAGAAATTGCAATTGTTGAACAAAAATTTGCTGCAAAAATACAACAACAGGCGGCTGAAAAAGCTGCATTGCTTGAGCGTTTAGGCATTACAGCTGATGAAGCGGCTTTGTTGTTGTCATGACATTTCCACAAGGCACATTGCCGCGTTTGATTCAGGTTGCGCTCGCTGAGGTGGGTACAGCTGAAACCGGCAAC